CTTGTAGCTGAACGGGGAGCTGGGCTTGAAAGCGCCCGCTTTGACCTCCGTGGCCGACCTGTACAGTTCCGCAAAGTCCTCGATCTGCTTGGGTGTCAGGGCCGCCTCCAAGGCGTTCCAGGCTGCAATCTGGTGCGGCAGCTCTTTGTAGAACTTAGCTGCGCTCGCAAGCCGGATGGTTGACATTTGTTTGCTGCAAGGGAAGCCGAGGAAAGATCTGGACGTTGTCCACTTCCCACGGAATACGTTCCCAGACATCGCAGTTCGTGGCAATGTCCCAAGCCATCTCTTCGTTTTCCGCAACGACGACGGTCTGGAACGAACCGGACTCCCCGTCGCCCCAGTACCCGATGAACTCACCCGGGATCCGGATCACCCAGGCCCGGACGTTGGCCCGTTTAACGACGGGTCCTGATCCAGCCACCGGCAGCTGGGGCCGCTGCAAGGTCCGTAATGCTGCCGCCCAGAAGGCCTCGATCAAGCGCCCCTTCAAGGTCCCCCATGTACGCCTGAAGCTCCAGGTCCCAGAGTTCCGACTGCCGCTCCCTGATTGCTCGGTCTTCATCAATGGCCAGTGATTCGTTCCAATACTGAACGGCACCAGCCAGAGCGTCCAGACGGTCGTCGTGGGCCAAGCAGCCCCGGTCAACGGTCAGGTGAGTCAACTGATGAAACAACTGGTACGCCAGGCGCTTCTCGATGGCCTCGTCGTCCCGGGTCTTGGCGTCGCCCTCGATCACCGACCGACTGACAACAAGGCGGTGTTGGTTCAGCACCGGCTCCAAGGCCGCGATGATGCGACGTTCCTTCTGCACGTTGGACCGAACGGTCTCGATGGTGCACGGATGCTGCACCTGCAAGTACGGCTTCAGCAGGGACTCCAGCATGCCTTGGCCGAACTGGTCCTCCAGGAGCACCAAGTTGACCTTTTGGCGCCTTGCAGCCGCTGCCAGGCCCTGCAGAACAGCCTCCGAGTACCCGTCCCGGAACGCACCGGACTCCAGCAAGAACAAGTTCCCGTTGAGGTGCGCCACGATCGCGTAGGCCGTCTCGTCCAGGCCGCGGCCAGAGGGGTCAATGAACATGACGCAGCCCTGGAACGGCAACCAGGAGCCGTGGATGTACGCCGGCCGGTAGTAGTAATCGCCGTTGAAGCCGACGGCCGGCAGGTCAGAGATGCGGTACTCGGCCCCGGAGCTCCAGACCAGCTTTTCCGGGGCGTGGTCTGAGACCTCCAGCACCATCAGGTCCGCCAGTTTCAACGGGAACCGCTCGGCGTCGGACAGGCTGGTGTCCAACTGGAACTGCAGGGCAAAGGCCGACCGGCCGTACGACGTCTCGCGCTCCAACAAGTCCATTTCGCTGAAGCGACCTGGGTCTGTCGGTTGGCCGACCAGGTCCAGGCAGTCCTCCGCAATGACCGGAGCCAAGGCGTCGCCGTATTTGACGGGCTTTTCGGGGTACCGAGCTGGCCAGATGCGCACCTCGTAGGCGCGTTGAGCCAGCTTGTTGTAGATCGACTCCTCGGTCTGGGGCGTACCCAGAAACATGATCTCGCCACCGGGCTTCAGGATGGCGTTGAACTCACCGACAGCGGCCAAGAGCTTCTCCCGGATGCCGACAGACCACGACGTAGTCGGGGTCTCCACGTCGTCCGACAGGATCAAGTCGGCCCGGGACCCCGTCAACTGGCCAAAAATCCCAACAGCTTTAACGGATGGGCTTTGGTCCGGTATCGCGGGCCTGACGTCGAACCGGTTTACAGCTGAGCGCTGCTCATCCCGGTCCGGCTCCAGACATTGGAGCATCGGCATCTCGCGGATCAGCCGCATGCAGAACATGGTGAAGTCATCGGCCCGGGTCTTGGAGGCCGACACGACCATGATCTTGAGCTGTGGATTGCCACGCAGTAACCAGAGCACATAGGCCGCGGCCATCCAGGACTTGCCGACGCCCCGGAACGCCTCAACGATGCGGCGCTTGGAGCCGTGCTGCATGTACGCAGCGATGTCGAGCTGGATGGGCGTGGGGTCCGGCAGGTTCAGGTGGCGCCAGACCAGCACCAGGAAGTACCGGAAGTCTGTGGACAGGGGTTCCGGTAACTGGCTCCAGAGGGAATCACGGGTCATGGCGGGCCTGCATAGAAACAAAGCCGGGGCTGTTGGCGCAGCACCCGGCGGAAGGATGGATCAGGTCACAGGGTCAGCGTAGCTGCTTAGAGGTGGTCACTACGACTGCTCCAGCTCGGCGGCGATGGCGAGGAAACGGCGGCGAATGTCGTCATGGACGGTGGCGGTCCACGCTTCCTCATAAGTGCGACCACCCTCAACGATCATTGGAGGTTCCGGCACCACCTGATCCGCAGCAGCGCGGAGGGCGGCGGCGGCTATCTGCCGAGCTTCGTTGAGGCAGTCATCTGCCCCCCAGGAGCTGGCACCGTTGGCGGCATCCAGCACAGCTTCAGCGGCGGGGGAGAGAGGTTCAGTCATCGAGTTGCTCTAGTGCGCGGCGGATGATGCCGTCAGGGTCGATGTAGTCGTTGCAGCGGTCCAGCGCCTGCTCCTTCAAGCTCGGCGGCTTGGGGCGGCGGGCGGTGTGGAGAGGATTGCCAGCTTCTGGGTAGTTGTAGTTGCGAACCAGCCACTCACAACACGCCTCCAGCTCTTGGTCGGCGCCCCAGCGGGCGGCTTGGGTGGCGATGTGTTGCAGCCTTTCAGTCGTGATCGTCACTGTGGACATCGTTTGCAACTGGCTGACGTATTCAGGCAAGTTGCGCCACTGCTGCACCAGCTCATGCGGTGGGGTGATTGAGTGGGTCATCGCTCGGCCTCCTTATCGAGCACAAGCCCAGCATTGAAAAGACCAACGTCTCCTTGCTGCCCGCGCAACCACGCCGCCACTTCGCGGATCGTGGCTCTGGCCTGCATGTGGCCGCACTCCGGCTCGCCAACGATGCAGGAGTGGACCCGCTCAACGAGGGTCCGGTAAGGTCGTTTTATCATCCTGTTTAGGCAGGGTGGTCACGGCCTCGGTGTTGCAAGCACGCGGGGCCACCCCCAATCTATACCACGCCGCCTTTAACACGTCACCGGCTCGTGTAAGGGAAGCGGCCCATCCTTTAACAAGACAGCCGCACACGGCCATACGTCGCTGTGCATTGCGTACAGCCCTGCAACGGCGGTAATAGTGACCCCCAGGTTTGAGCTTCCGTGGAGAGGCTTAGGGGGTGTTATTGGAGCCGGGAGCGCCCCGGCTGCCCTGTTGCCAGGGACTTAGTTCCGGCGCCAAGGCAACGGTGACGAACACAGGCTAGCGGCAACCGACAAGTCGGGGACACTACGAGGGCTCAGTAAATAGCGTAGTAAGTATTGATGTTGGATTCGATACCAGATCGCGTTGCCGATTGCTCTGCTGGGTAAATAATCAATTCATGTATTTTTCCCTTAAAAAGAAAACTGCCATTTCTTGAGCCAATAAATGCTGGCTGCGATTGGATTGGAGATATGCTGCTCGCTTGCGTTAAGTCCAAACTGCCGTTTATATAAACACCTGTGCTGGTGCCAGAGCTGGCTACTACTGACAGAATAGCTGTTTGATTCACAATGGAGGTAGTGCCTTCCATCCCTGTTGCCGCGCCTGTTACTATGTTATAACTGTTTCCGTTAGCTAAAGGGAATCTTCTAATCTCGTATTGAGCAAGAGTTGCTGCTCCTGAAGATTGGGTGAAAAGCATCGACGCAAACTCTGCCCCCCAAGTGTACTTGGCAAGTGCAAATACACTTGGGGAGGTCGCTCCGGTTAATGGTCTATTAACGATCTCAAGCCCAAGACCTACCGTAAAATTTACGCACGGTTTAGAAATGTCGCTTTCAAGAACTCCACTATCTACAATCCTGGGCTGACTTGCGGCTGTTGTTTGTGTAGCATTTCTCCCGTTGCCGCTTTGGTCATACCAAGTACGAACAAAGCCGTTGTTACCAGCGCCCACAAACGCAGCCAACGTTCCATCACTTACCTGCGCGGCGGTAAAATCGCTCTCGGTGCTATCACTGCTGCGGCGGACACGAACGACTGGATACGAGCCACTTTGCAGTTGGCGCAGGCTAAACGCGGCTGCGGCGCCAGAATAGGCATCTAGTAATGGAGCGTTCACACCTTTACCCGTAATAACCCAACTCATGGCACCATCCTCCCAAAGTGATTAGTGGCAGTGGTTAATAGTGAGGTGGTCATCGGCTTACCATGTCGGGGAACGGTGCGGTCGGAGGAGTAAAGTTACCGGCATAACGAGCCACACCCTTAGTGATGCGGAGGTCGTCGATGTATCCATTAAATGAATAGGAGCTGCCGTTTATGCCTATTCTGACGTTAGTTCTAAAATCAAAGCCGCCACTTGGCGTTCCAGACGCAGTAAGTATTCCGTTAAAAAATATAGAATACGTAGAACCAGAACGGCAGATGGCTACATGATGCCATGTAGAATTGTTTACAGTTGCACTGGCGGTAAGTAGTTGACCGTCTGCCGTAGCCAGAGTGATTCCTCTGGTGCTTGAAACCTCAATAAAATTGTTAGCTCCATTGCCCACCGAGATTAGGTTGTCATAACCCCCTACTCCGTTTGCACTCTTCCAGGTCCACGTTTCAATTGTAAAGTTGCCCGTTCTCAAGTCAAGATCGTTTGTATTGGCTACCGAAATGTAGTCTCCGTTGCCATCCAACAAAATACTTGCTCCGCCAAACTTGCTTTGTGCAGTGCTGATTTTGGCATCGCCAACTGCCGTGAGAGTTTTAGGCGATGGACTGCTATCCGTAATAATGGTGCTGCCGTTGGTGCCGTCACCATGCAGCAATAGCGACACGCTGCCAAAATCTGGGTCAACAGCGATGTAATCCTGCGCCAACACCACCTTCCCCGGCACATAAATCGGCATCAGCCTGTCCTCCCATTAGTGTTATAGGTTTCGGTCATGGTATTGCTACTCCAAATGCGGTGATGAGTGCTGTGACGCGGGCGTCAAGTAGGGCGAGGTTTAGGGATTCGCCGATGGAGTAGAAGGCGAGGCGGGCACTTGGATAATACGGTATACCGTCTTGGGAAAACCTAAATACAAATATAGGATTGCTATTAGTAGCTGAAGCGGTTGTATTTGCCGTAT